TTAATTTGCTGATTTTTGGTTTTCTTTTAAGTATTCTTTTTTTAACTGGACTTCTTCTTTTAATTAATCTCATTTATTCCTCTATATATCAAAGTTATAGTCTTGACGGTTAGCTACTGATTCCCAATGTTCCTGGCATACTTGGTTTCTTATCTTCTTTGTTTCAAATGGGCCTATCATACATCCATGTTGATCAATGAAATAATATTTTCTTACCATGTTTCCATTCTCATCTGAGAAGTAGATTTTCATTTTTTGTTTTTTACTCTTCATAGTCATTCTTCTGTTAATTTCTTAAGTCTTTTTATCTCTTCATCGGCGGCTTTTACCCAATCAAATACCAGGTGAATAAATTCAATAGTTTTATTATTCTTAATGGCTAATTCTCCGAGTTGAATTAATTGATTACAATCAATTTGGATTTTCATGGTAAGTATCTCCTATATTTTTCATAGTCATTCTTCTGGTCTACTACAGATAAATTTAGCTTTCGCAATTGCGGAAATGTCTATATTCAGTTGGGATAACATATTCTCAACATCAATTGGAGTATCTGCTTTTTTAATAATAGCTTCTATAACTGCTCTAAGATTTGGGCCAATTTCTATTTTGACTTTGGTATTCTTCATTACATTTTTTCCTGAATTAAAAAAAGGATATATTTGGCAATGGCTGAGAATATTTCTCCAATTCCTTTGACAATCGGAGCTAGAGTAAGTCCTATAACGAAAGGCCATAATGTTATGTCAAGAAATTTTAAAAAGTATTCGTGCAAGTCCATATCTGATCCCTTACTTTCATTAGTATTTGGCCAAGGTGATTTTGCTTAGGAATTTTTCTACATTTTTCACATTCACAATATCCCCAGAAGTTATCATGCCAGTAGTTGCCTTCACATAGGAAGTGAGGCTGGGTTGCCAATAGTTTTTCACGAAGACTTTTTTTCTTAAATTTCTCAGATACAAGGTTGTACATTATTTGTATTTTTACCTGATCCCAATCTTCTCGTAGGTTAACTTTGCTACCAAGTTTTTTGGCTATGCCTGGGGTTGCGGCCAGTGAGATTTGCATTCTTTCATTTATATCGTGGGTTTTTGCTGCTTGGTATGCATGCTCTACTGAGGGATAGATATGAGGCTTGTCGAAAAATATATCCACAATGGGATTGTGAATATTGACTTTATGGAAATTTGAAAGAAACGAATATTCCCCTGTGAAGCTACTTATCATTTTACTTCCCTCAAAGTAATGATATTTTTTGTGGGGAGCTGGGCGGGACTCGAACCCACAACCTCTCGGTCCATAGCCGAAGTAACTCTTGCCTACGCCACCTGACGGGGAACAATCGGTAAGAGAAATTTTAGCGCTCTACCCGTTGAGCTACCAGCTCCATAAAAAGTGTTGGGGTCAGATGGGATTCGAACCCATACATCTCTATCCGGAGTAACTCTTGCCTTTACCACCCTAATAGGGGGACAGTTGGCAAGAGAAATTTTAGAGCGCTCTGCCAGTTGAGCTACCGACCCCATAAAAAGTGTTGGGGGGATAGGCGATAATGGTTCTTTTGCAATCCGGGCACTACACCGGATTGTATATGCGAAGTATCCATTATCTTCACCACCCAACACTGTGTAAGAAGTCCTTGAGGAACCGGCGACAATAGAGTTTTTAATTTGGTGGATTTGAACCACCTCAGGTCTGGTTCTTTGCCAGATCTTTTATCCGAAGTATCTATCATCTTTCACCATCAAGGCTTAAAAAGTTCTTCGAGGAACAGTCGGTCACGGTTTTTCATTCCAGGCGAAGTATCCGCAACCTACACCATCGAAGACTTAATTCAATATACTTACATTATAATAACATATTTTTAAAGATTATTTTCAACAGCATTGATAAAATCAAGAACCGCTTCTGACCAGCCATCAATGTGAGTCCATCGTCCATATCCCACGCCGTTTTGGTACGAGGCAACATTCACCATGTACCCCTTGCATTTTGAATCAGGCACACGTTGATGAGATTGCTCATCAGTGATACAGATAAGCCTGTCTGCATTTGGCATAGCTCTGATTGCATCACCAAGCATAGTACCATTGTGAGGGGTTCGGATTACATCCCGAAGAGCAAATCCTCTCCGGTTGGGTACTGGTTTTGTGTCACCTGCGAAGTCAAATATTTTGACTTGCTCACAAAGTTCCCGGCATAGTATAGCCAACCCGCAAGCCGCATGCCAACGAGTCATTTCTGACTTTTGGGACAAAGATGCATCCATAGAGCCTGAAACATCAATCAGTAATACCGTCAAACCCGGAATTTTAGGCTTGTCTTTAATGCTTCTTAGAAATGCCATTTCAATATACTCCGCCAGATGTGGTGCATATCGTTCTGCGGCAATGAACCTGAATGGCAACACTCTATCAACTTTCATTGTGGAAAGGGCATCGACAATAAGTTTTTGCTCTACACCAACCCCTTCCATATTGCGCAGGTTGCGTAGTAATGCAAGTGCACCTAACTTATTCTCTTTTATCAACCTAGTCCATGTGGCAAGCTTGTCAGCACCCGAAGACAACCCTACTTCCCATGTATCGGGAGCAGGTAGTGTGCCATTGACAAGCTGATCCCACACTGCCTGCTGTTCCTTGTCCTTTGGTTTGGGATGGCACAAAAATAATACATCTCTTAACTTAACTGCCCCATCACGGTTATACTTTGCCAATTGGTAGGCATCAAATTTGGTGAATGCCTTGGCAAGTCCTTTTTTGACTTGGGCAGAAATTGGTGTTTTACCATCTTTCCAGTAAAGGCTCAAGAACTCAGTCAACTCGTCCGGCCTTTGAATTATAGCTGCCAATGTATCTTTTACCAAAGGCTTATGGGTGTTGGTCTGGGCCATTGCTTTTACTATCCACAACGGGCAATGCCGAAGGTTCATATCCTGTCTGGCAGTTATAGCCATTGCCGCCACTTTTTCGGGCAATACATTGGGAACTAGGTTAGCAATTCTTTCGGCAATGCTCTGGCCATCCTCATAGAAGGTATCTTCCCAAAGCATACAACTCATCACCGATCTTCTAAGGGCTTGATCATTGGAAATGATTTTTGCTGGTGCTCCTTCATGTGTCTTAGGAGCTGTCTTTCTTCTTGCTAAAGGAATGTTAGTTCGCGCCATTTGCTTTTCTCCTTTTTAGTTTGGTGGTTTATTTATTTAGCACCCGGTAGGTAGGAGGATTAGTCTGGCCTACCGGGTGCATGGTCACCATCATTGTGGGGGTATGCTGAGGGGGATAATGACAGTGACCTAACCGTTAATATGCAATATCCAGTTCGTCTGCGACTGCTTCTCTTTTTTCAGACAAACTATCATAGTCATCCAAATCAATATCAAGCTCCTCATCTTCGATGAGTTTTAATAGTTCCTTGGATTTCATTTTCTTGATTTGGCCCCAACTATATTCAGATTCTTCTTCTTCATCATCCTCTTCAGGTTCTTCCTCTTCTTCCTCGTCTTCCTCGTCCATACTTAGGATGGCTTTCTTGATTTCAGATTTTGTTTTTGGAAACTTTGATTTTGTGGTAATATCCACGTCAATATCATGTTCATCAATGAATTCCTGGAGGTCGTCAAGGTCTTCACATTCCTCAAGTTGTTCCATGAGTTCATCAGTATCGTATGTTTCCTCTTCCTCTTCAGAATTATCTAAAGATTCTTTTCGTCTGCTTCTTTGTTGGTGTTTAGGGCTTCTGTCACTTGAATCTTCTTCTTTCTTAGATCCCCAATAGATTTTGCTGAGATCTTCGTAATTCGGGATAAATATAAACTCGTCAGAGTCAAGAGTAAATGTACTTTCAATTGTTTCTTCATCAATTTCATAGTCTCTATCTTCAAATGCGAAACCAGTATATGTTGCATAGTCGTTTTTAGAGACTGGTGGTTCAATTATAAATGAAATAGATTTGCCATTAATAGGGTGGGAAAAGTTGACTGTTCTTTTTTCACCACGGCCTCTTTTCTTTGAGATTGACAAAATGTTCTTTTCTGAATAAAACCAGGGAACGTCCCAGACTTGAATTCCTTTTTCTTCTTCACCCTTGTCATAGCAGATTATATTATACATATTCATTTTCTTTGGAAATAATGATTTCCATGTTTCGTCATCTGCACCTTGTTCTCTCAGTTTTAATCTATGCTCGCAGATTGGGCAGGGTTTGTTGTACATTTCAGACAGACATAAAAACCAGGCATTGCTTGGGCCAACATTTTTATGGACTAAGTATTCAAAAGTATGGGTTGGCTTTCCTTCTGATCTATCTTTATCGTTTGGGCCTGCAAAGTAGGGAATGATATCTATGATATGCTCGCCGTCTTTGGGTCTCCATAAAGGAACATTCTCAGCAATAATGATGCTATTCTGCCTTCCTTGGGCGTTTTGTATCCCTTTTTCTATTCTTTTTTCGAGTTCCTCTCCCATTGACTTTCTTAAATTTTTTGATTTTGACTTACTACTTTTTCTCTTTAACATTTTTATCCTCCTCTAAGTTCTTTTGTTTTAGTATTGCTTGAATTAGTGATTTAGCAAAACCATAGCCAACTAGCCTTGATAATAGGTAAATGACAAACAATCCTAGGATTATTATCAATATATATTTTATTATTGTTTCCATGTCAATTATATTATAACATATAAAAGATTTTATTTTGTAAAGCCAAGACTTTGAATTGTTTTAATGAAGTTAATCATCCCATTTTTAAAGTATGTTTTATTTTCTGAGTTTCTAAAAGTCGATGACGGATGGATGCACCAACAAATCCAACATCTGTATTTTTCACTCCATTCCGTTTTACCACTAATTGCAGTTATCCCTCCTTTTCTTCCAGTAAAGAATTTAATACAGTTATTACCGAAAGCCAATATTACGATTGGCTTTATCCTCCTTAATTCATAATTAATCCATTTAGAACATAATTTTATTTGACTTTCAGTTGATTGCTTAGTTTCACTCGGAAAGCATTTATTTATGTTAGTTATATTGAACTGATTCCTGTAATATCCCTTCTGGCTTAAGAATTGCCAAATCAGCTTGCCAGACTTGCCAACGAATCCTTCGCCATCTTTGTCTTCTTCAAACCCAGGATCTTGACCTGTTATAGTAATGTTATACATACCTAACGAGGCTGGTACTGGTTGGGTGCATTCTTCTCTTAGATTACATCTGTCACATTCAAGAAGTCTATGAACGTATCTTTGGTATGTTTTAAATTTTACTTCTTTTACAAGTTTCTGTTTTTTAAGTTTTCTAAGTAGGTTATATTCTCCATTTAATGCTAAATCAAGATCTTTAAGATGTAAGTTGTTATCAAATAAGGCATATAAGTTTTGATATTCCTTTGTCGGATTCTGTACTAGTCTAAAACTAAAGTATTTTTGGATATCCTTAGATATTTGGCATGGTTCATCTTTTCTATATGCATTTATT